GTATCCAGAAACGGCGTTACTAGTAACATTACCTGATGGGTTATAACCACTAGGAGTAGAAGCTTGGGGTGCTGGAGTACCTGCTCTTATTGGATTAAAAATAGAATCTATTGAAGCTACTCCTTGATTCAAAGCTTTAAAGTAATCGTTGTTCTGATCGTATGCTGTTTTTTGTGCGCTTTGAAAAGCATCTACACCAGTAGTAGCTTTTGCATTTGCTTGAGCTAAACCAGTATATCTATCAGATAGATTATTAAAAGCTTTCAAAGCATAATCTTGATTATAGTTACTCAAAGCTATACCAAGATTACCTGAGTTATTCAGACCAGCTTTAGCACCAAGACGTTGACTTGCTTGTTCACCTTGTTGCCTAAAGAATTGATACCCAGGTTCTGACATAGTAAGACTTGGGTTAGCTTGGAGTTCATTAAGCCTTGCAGCATATTGAGGACGATACTGTGCCCAAGGATCTGCTTGAGCAGCAGCAGCACCTGGACGCTGCGGAGGGGCTGTTGGGGTATTCATAGCCCCATTAAGACTATTTAAAATAGATGAACCAGTCCTAAGTGTTTCTACTCCTGTTTTTATAGGATTAGCATTAAATGCTTTCATGTACTCATCAGCATACTGAGAAAATATATTTCCTGGATTAGCTCCACCTATTTTAGTAGATACATTAGCTAAATCATAAGAATTCATTCCAGCATCTGCAGCAGAGTTATATACACCCATTCCTGCATCTGCAGCAGATCTTGCATCATTTGCTACAGCCATAGCATTAGACTGTTCTGGAGTTAAATACTCACCATATGTAGTGTTATATGTAACATCTGCAGGTAAAGCCCCCATATTATTTATAGGGCCACCAGAAGCCATACCCCGTGTAACAGACTTTGTAGCTAGTTCAGGAGTAAGTACTTCACCTGCTACAGGAGCAGCATACCCACCTAGGCTAGAAGACACACCACCTAGTTCATAAGCACCCATTCCTGCATCTGCTGCTGTAAGCGCAGCACCTGTACCTACGTCAGCAGCAGTAATGCCTGCCATAGTAGCTGCAGCAGCTGCTGCTTCAGCTCCACCATATGCTTCTGCTACTGCAGCTATTGTTTCAACGCCCATGTGATTCTCCTAATAGCTTGCCCATTATAATTTCCTCTTTGCCATATCCAATACGGGAAAGTATTGGGCTAAAATCATTCTTAGGTTTAACGTGAAAGCTAAGTCGCAGTACCCCAAGAGTCTTTAAAATTCTTTCAGATTCTCTAATTAACTTAATTCCTTGCCTACCTTTACGAGCAGATTTAATCAGGAATAAGACATCATTAGAGGCAAACAAATGATCTTGATAATGTAAATGTTTATACAAAAAGAATATTGAATAGCCAATTAGTGTAGTGTCTTCCCTACAAGTAATAATAACTAAAAGATTCTTTTTCTCTAAATCAAGGTATTTATCAAAATCAGGATTAAGTTTAATTGTATCTTTATAGTTAGCTACTTCTTCCCAATGCTGTATCAGCAATGGCTGTATATCTTGTATGACTTGAGCACAGTTTTCACGTTGAAAAGTAATCATATTATTTACTCTGCAGTTGTGGATCGCTGTCCTGCTCACCACCCTCAATGTTTAATTCAAAACTTTGCAGTCTAACTGCAACGTTATCTGTTACTAGAAACTGAAATGCTCTGCGCCTAGCCCATCCTAGTTGATAGATAATGCTACGACTCTTACTTAGATCTATAGTTCTTCCTGTAGACCAAGTAACATAGTCGTTCTCTGAGTGAGATACAGTCATAGTAGCATTGACCTTATCTCCTACAACTTCACCTGATTTATAGAACTTTCTGTGCATAGTTCCTGAATCAAGATTTGAGGTTATGGTTCTCCAATAAATTGCTGTACCAGCATCTGAAAGATTGGTAGTAGCCATTGAGTATAGGTTGCCATCTGTCCTATGAAGCCCATAGGTTGTCTGATTAAAGTCAGTAGCTGTATGTATAACAAATGCGTGTTCAGCACTGCTGTAATATGAAGTCCACTCATACCACATGGCTTCTTCTATATCATAAACAAAGGTTTTATCCAGAGTAGGCAAGTTCATTACATAGAACGTATGCCCCTCTATCTTAAAGACATAAGATTGAATGTCGCTGGTATCGTCAGCATTTAGGTACTTCTCAATGTACCTAGTAGACAATTTCTTAGGAGCCAACCCCTCCAACATAAATACTGATTTACCGTGAGTCTTAGACCTACCTACAAACATTACACTCTGTTCAAATTGAAAGATGCTATTGCCGTTGGCACAGCCAATTTCATTCTTATAGCTGTCTTGTCTAGCTAAAGGGCTACCTGCAGCATTAGCAGCATCATAGAAAAACTCACTACTCCATTCCCCAAATACGCAGATATAGTTTAAATGTTTAACTATACCTACAATCAAATCAGGATCTGCTTCAGCAGTAGTAAAGTTAAGTGGGTTCCACAATCTAGGATCATTGGGATCACTGTTATATATCTGCCCTGCTTTTGTAGCTACTATTGTGTACCCATCTAAGTATGCTGCCCCTGCTGCAATAGCAGAAGCTGAAGATGGGAACCCACTAAGATTTACCAGACCAGTAGCACCTGCACCAGGAGACCCTGAGAAGGTAACTATAGGTGCAACAGTATATCCAGACCCATAATCAGTTATGGTTACACCAGTAATTACACCACCAGTAGAATCAACCGTACCTGTAGCTTTAGCTCCTGCATAGGCTAAGACTGTTGTTCCATCAGTTACTGATCCGCTGGTATGAGTGGGAGGAGCAGTAGAGGTAGTACCTGCCGTAGTAACGGTGTATAGGTTAGCTCCATAGAATATCTGGTTGCCTACAATATATGGAGTTGTTGCTGCCCAAGTTGTACCAAATACAACTGTTGGAGAAACATATCCACTACCACCTGTAGATATAGTTACTGCATAAACTGATGTTCCAGTTACTACGCTAAAGACAGCAGAGCTATCCAACACATACCCATTAGTCCCATTGTGTAGAAACAAGTAACTGTGATCTGCAGACTCAGAAAAGTAGACGTTCTGAACAGTACCTGTAAGTACCCCTACAGTGGTTTTAACCAGCCCAGAGGTTATCTTGTACAACGTGTTACTAGTAACAACATACAAGTTACCAAACCACTCATACATTCCTTGAGCAGTACTTGTACCAATAGCTGAGTTAAGTGTGATTAGAGCCAGACCAGGACGTTTAACAGTATCCTTACTGGCTTGGTCTTTAGTCTCAAAACTGACATTAACTGACCTAGAGTCTTTAGCTGTAGATGCAGCCCTAGATTCAATCAGTTGTGCAAAGGGTAGTCTTGCGATAGGCATATTAGTTCCTACCGCCCATAACGAATAGCTGCACGAACGTCAGGAGTAAAGAATGTACTTTCATTCTCAATGTCCCATTCCATCAACAAGTCCCTATACTTTTCTGCCTTCATTAGTACTTCCTGCCTATGGTTTACAGGCAAGCCATACTCAAGAGCTAACTGATCTGCAAGACCCCAGACCAATGCTTGCATCCATTCATTAGGAAAGTCAGGTACAGCAGAAGAAGAACTAATGTCATTGATAGGACGTTGCACTACCATATACACAGTATATGTAGCTACTGCACTAGCATCAGGAGTAAGAAACAACTTAATGGTGCTAGTAGTAACACCTGGGTTTAGGTAGATGCTATTAGCTGTACCAGTACTAAACTTAGACCCAAGCATATTGTACTCTTGGCGACTAATGATATTCAAAGGAATATCAATGTCAGGAGTTACTACAGTATTACGTATCCAAGCTTGAATGATACGTAAAGGCTTGTCAGTTGTAATGTCACACAGACTTGGGCCTGCCGTGTAGGAAGTCTGGTTAAGAACCAGAGGAAAGTTTATTTCAGTAACTGTCCACAGTTTAATACCTTCTGTCATCCACTGCTTAACCATAAGGTTAAGTGCTTGAGCACAGTTAGTTACTATGTTGGCATCAATAGTAGATGCTGTATCTTGTGGTTCAACTGCACCTAACTTTCTTAGGGCAGTGATAATAATCTGATCTCTAGTAATAGAGTAATTAGAACTCATGTAATGCCCTAACGATAGTTAGTTTGTTAAAAGGATTAGTGCATTTTTAATACTAAAGATATTAGTAACATAATGATTGCACCAGCAACTCCTAAAAGGATATGTTCCATCCGCTTAATCCGCAGGATGGTTTCTTTCCACCGTTCTTCACAAACGGCTTCGTGTGACATAAACCTAGCTTCTAGTTCAGTCATCGTACTTCAACCATTTCAACCGCAATTTCTTTGTAGTTAGGATCGTTAGGCCACGTTACTTGGATAGCCGTTTGCAGTTCAGCAATGGTAGTCGAGGCATTGATAGCCGTTATGGTAGTAGCAGCAGTAGTCCTTACCGCAGCACGATAAGTACCCCAATCAGCCGGTACGGGCGTACTTGTCTCAATACCCTTAACCACCATCCAGTCCGAAGGCAGAAGCATCGTGTAGGCTGTCTGGTTGATTTGGATGACCCAGTTAGCTTTAAGCGGATCAAGGTCTTTGGGCGTGTTGGTGTACGTCCTGACTGCACCACTCAACGTATCTGACACCCAGTAGAAACGGTCATCTTCAGGGCTGTTGGCATCAGTCACCTCAACCAGTCCAAGGGCTTCTTTATCTTCTGGTGAGGTCATGTTCAACCATGTCGAAGGATAAGTCGTTCCGTCTATGGCGAAGGAAGAACCTTCATTGATGTATTGATTTGATTCTGAACGATAGAACATAGTTACCTCAACGAGCGAGAGAGTTATTGAAAGGCGTTTCGGCAAAGCAAATATAAATATAATTGCCGCCCGATGCGTTAATTGTTGCCGATGTATCAGTTATTGAAAACCCGTTAGACAATAAATACACAGATGAGTACGAACCTTCTGATGACGATAAGTCAGCCCATAACGTAGGTATAGATGATGTATTTGCAGGATAGCGAACAGAATCATATTCGGGCCAAGAATAAGCCGCATCAGTGCGCTTAATCATTAAATATTTAGGTCTAAATCCTGTATAAATAAATGGTCCCGATGTCGAACCATTCCCCGTATAACCCCCAAAGGCGCTAAAACCGGCGATGGGGGCAAAGCAGTAGGCGATGTAGGTTCCGGTATTCGCGTTGGTCTGCGTACTCGTACCGATACTGAGTACGGATGACGAAGGCACTGTGCTATTCAATACTGTTGCATCCGCGCTAAATGCGCTCGTTGTATCAAGGTACAAGACGCCAGAGGCAGGGCTTGCATTGGCGTTCTGGTGGTACACAGGCCAGTTGCGCACTGCTGATCGTTGTTTATAAATCACCAATCCCGGAGCAACACCCAACCCATGCCCCACCGTGGCATTAGCACCTGTACCCGTATAAGTCACTATACTGCAACCGCTGGCTGTACTTGCGCTAACAGATGAAGTGATTGTTCCTGAAGTATTAGTTACCGCAGCCCCGCCACCTTTCCATTGCCAGCCGACATAGGTTGCCGCGCTGGTATTCATCTGCGCTAACGCACCAACAGTAAATCCTGTGCTATTAAATGCA